AAGTTTACGGCCCAATCTTAATTTTCCACCTTCTACTTCATCATCAGCAATATAACCACCATTTCTCTTGGCTCTCATAGCTGCCATTCTGTCCTTTGCTTCTTGGGATCCCTTAACAAGCTTTCCTCCTGTATTTTGTTTTGCAAGAAATCTTTTAATAGTAACCTCTGATTTTGGTGTTAATTTTCTCACATTGTGACCATCACCAGACGTTTCAATTTCTCCTACCAATTCACCACCACGATAAGCTATATCACCCCCCTGGGTATTAGCTGGTACTACTGAATATTGCTCTGCTTGAAATCTAAATCCTTTATTGTTCCTACGATTTCTTGCAAATTGGGATTGTTTTGGTTTACTCTTCATCATGAGGTGTGTATTAGGAGCCTTCTGCATTGCAGCTGCTGATACTTGAAATGGCTGGCCTCTAGTTGCCTTGCGCTGTTGAACAGCAGTTAAATGTACTTCTACTACGTGCATTCTATTTGTTATATAATGATAATATATAATTATTATTACTATATTTATTTATTAAATCAATGTTTCTTGTAGATATCTGCTATCTTATCTTGTAAGCTGAGATGTATTACAGTTGATCCCAAATGAATTCTCATGGTATACATATGCATACAAATCCAATGCAGTTGCCTTACTGTTGTTGGTTCCTAAGAAATTAATAGTTCTAGGAATATCATCAACATTCTTTTCTTTTCTACTGAGGTCTATCCATACATAGTTGAATACACCAGATTCGAAATCAGATTGACTAATCAAACCACTATTAATACCTTGTGATAAACCTCCGTTAACAGAGAAAGAAGACATCACTTCCTTTTGATAGATATCATATGTATAATCAATATTGTTCTGATAATGTGGAATATTACCAATTCTAACATTCATATTAGACCAAGAACATCCCAACATATTCTCTCCAGATGTAAATGGACTCAATAATGTAGATGTACCAGCACCTGCAGCAGTAGATGGGGTTGCTAGTGTATTAACAGTGGAAGCTAATCTAGTAACTAACAATAAACCTCTAACATTAGCAATTCCTGTATGTATTTGCCAATTAATAGTACCTGATTGAGCAAGAGCAGTATTAGAATAGATATCTTGATATTTAACCAACTTAGTACCAACATCACTAATATATTTAGATTCGTGTTCTGGATTGAATTCATATAAACATGCATTGAAATAACATGTACTACCCCATGGAGATGCAGTTCCATTGGGTGCCTTACCAATACCAGTCTTAATAGTAATAACACTATTAGCTGTTCCAATAAACCCTTCAGATGCTTTACCAACCATGACAGGATTATAACCATATTGAGATGATACAGATGTTAATCCTAAAGTAGTTCCTGCATGAGTATAAGCTAAGACAGTTGTTGATGTATGCATTTGTACAGTAATCTTGAAATATGGATTTCTAACTAATGGCATCTTCTCAAATAAATCTCCACATGGTAGATTAACTAATGGAATTGTCAACATAACATGGTAATAACTGTTCTTTGCATCAACTCTAGTGACATGTGATTGATGTTTGTTTTGCATTTTAGCAGCATCGACATATTTAGCAATTTGTGTATTCAATACATTATAACTTGTTTTCTTTGCTCTTTGTACATAACCCTTGTTGTCATTCAAACCTTGAATATATCCTTGTGCTGGATCAAATACAACAGGTTCAATTGTATTATTACATTCCCCAATACCATTAGTAGATGCTGCAGCTGCATATAAGTAACTATCAGCATTATTCTTTGCAAATCCAATAACATCACCTTTTACTTTGACATCATCTTCAGACCATGTTGCTAATATCTTAAATTCAGTTGCTAGATTACTAAGATCTGTGAAATTAACAATAGAATTCTCATTCAATTGAACAGATATAGCATTAACACTATCACATGCCGATTTCTTAAGGGCTACCATATATGCAGTTTCCAATGCAGTACCTAAATCGACATCAGAATTCACATGCATAACCAATGGAATTTCTAATTGAGATAGTTTACATGAAAGGAAGTAGTTATTAGTCGTTAAACTAGATAAATTCCAATTTACTTGGGATGATGGATAACTCCCTTGATTAGTATCAGGAATTCTAGCCATATGTTTTGCTTTAAATCTTTGAGCGTGATCTTGACCAGCTACTGATGTTTGATATTCATAGTTATCAGCCATAATTTTCTATATATATTGTAAATAGAAAATTATATAAAAATAAACTTGAATCTTATAATATAAATTTTATATTATCATTAATACTTTTACCTGATATTTTCTTACTACCACTGTTTTTGGTAAATGCTATATTAAATAAATCTGCTTTTGGTTTATAATTGCTAACAGATCCACCTGATATACTATGATTAGACTTGTTCCCACTTAGAAAGTTATATTGACTATTGCTGTAATTGAAATAATTCATACTGCTTCTATATATATTACTCACTATTATTTTATTTCCTTTTTATTCCTTTTGATAACTAATTTGAATAAGATTTCCATATCATTCATCTTTACCCTACTATATTTCTGATCTAATACTTCTATTACTATATTCTTATATGTTCCTTCATATATCATACTATCAGATCTTTGTGCATTACTACTAGTCATTAAACTACCAAATTCACTATTTAATGGCATTGAATAGAATACATTGACTGGATTACTTAATTCATCATTAATTAAATTACATGTTAATATTAAACTATTCACAGGACTAATTTGTGGAGTTATGGTAGATCCAATATATTGAGATATTGTTTGTGGAGTTGCTGGGTAAGTAGCAGCCGCAAATCCAAATAGCTCACCGAATGCAGCTGATGGTATTATCACTTGTGGTGTAGCATCTGCACTTGCATGAAATGACCACGATGCACCAACTGGCTTTGTATAACCCAATGTTCCAGCTTCTGTTACATCAGGTAATATGAAAGTTCTTAATTCACTACCATATACAGTACTATTGATTACTAATTCTACGAAATATACATAATTACCAGAACTATTAATACAATATAAATCATTCTGTACACATTCATATTGAATGTAGTAGTTGAGGTCTGAAATACTATAGAAACCATCAGGAATTGTAAAATTATATGTTACAGCACTATCAGCATTCCATATAATACTAAATGTATTATTCCCTCTCACAGCTTCAGTATTGAAAATACTATTATACATACTAATTGATTCGACACCTATTGTATCGCCAGGATTGAATTTTACATTAGATGGGAATGTGTATATAAATCTATTGTCAGATGTTAAATCTCTATTTGTTGAGTTTAATATAATGGTTGAAGACATTAATCGTTATATTATTAACTATATATAATTTATTCCATTATTTTCATTATCTTTTCCAAAAAAGTGTATAGTATGTAGAGTTCATTTTAAACTATACACTCATTGATTTTTACTGATCGTCGATAAATACATATAATATCGCTCCTATTCTTATTGTAGAGTATATATATATCAATAGTTAGTAAATAGTGTAGGGTATGTATAGTTTGTATAGTTTTTGATTCGTCACAAGGATTGATCAAACCGAATATATGTTTATCAATCCCTGTATGGGTTTCAAATTCAACTCAACACTACATCTATACACTATCTCTAATTATTAGGTTGTCTACGTTGTTTAGCCCTCAGTAAATAATTATTAATATATTCAGCTCTTTGAACAGTCATCATATTATCATCTCCATCATTGCGTTCTGATACTTGTTGTAAATCAGACTCTTTGAATCGAAATGGTTTATTATCTTCATTATTCTCTACTATATCACCATCAGCATCTTTTAATCCATAATAAGCCAATGAATTTGCATCATTTGATCTAAATCGTCTAAACACTTTAAATACAGCTAATGTCCATTTCACTGTTATATGCTTCCCTAAACCAGCTTTATTCATTTCTCTTATCTTTGGGTAGAATTTAGATAATGCAATACGAACAAAATTACCAATTTCATATCTAGGTTTATATGGTGATGGATCTGGTATTGGTTTCTTCTTTTTCACTTTCAAATTATAATTATTTAAACTCTTTTCTACATCAACTAAATTGTTAACCCACAAGGTATTACGCTCTCTAATCCAAAATGATCTTAACATCTTTCTAACTTGTTTGTTCATATTTTCCACATGAGGCTGGGGTGTATGAGATGGTGTTGTTATGAACTTAATACCAAATTCTTGATATAAATCTTGCAATTGAAATTCCCCTCCATTGTCTCCTAAGATGATTTTTGGCTTCTCTACTGCAAATATAAGTCTTAATGCAGCTGCTACAGATTCACTATCTCTTTTTGGTAATGCACGTAAAAAGACTCTAGCATTATATAAATCAACAATTGTTAATATATGATTCTTCATATTATCAGGATTATTATGCATATCTATTAAATCAATTGCCCATGCGGAATTCGGATTTTTGTATTGTTTAGTACGTACTTTTTGTTTCTTAGGTAATACAGCTAATTGATAATCTACTTGTCGTTTCAAAAATGCTGTTGTATATGCTTTTGTTATATTAGCTATTCTACTTGATACTATTTCGTAAAATATACCAATACCATAACCAGGGTAATCAGCATATGCTTCTTTTAGAAAATATTCTCTATCTGCATCAGTACTTTTAGCTATAATAACCTCTAATGGATGATATGTTAAATGTGATAATCTCAGTTCAGCATTTTCATAATATGAAAAATCTCTAAATTTTTCACGAAATCTGGCAACATCACGAATATTTGCTGGCACCTGGCCATTTCTAACAAAATTAACTATACCGGCATAATCAGTATAATTATATTGATTTAGTTGTCTAATAGTTTTAATATTATTTTGCATTTATATTATATAATGTCTAAAATTATTAATACAAGTAAAGTTTTGATAAATGGTAGAAAAGGTTATTCACCATCGGTAATGAAATTTATTAAACAAAATGGAAATGAAATTATACGTCATATTCGAGTTATTAGAAGTCCAATACATAAAATTATACAAGGTATATTGAATAAATTTGGTGGTAAAACAGATTATGATAAGTTATTTCATTTAAGATTACAAATAACTACAAGATCAAATAAACGATTCACTATAGAAAAGAATGAAGTTATAACTGTTGGCAAGTTTAGAAAAGGGAAAGGTGATGAATTCTTGAATTTAAAGCAAGCATTTAGTGTTACAGTTAATAACTTTCTATTAAATGCAGAGCAAGCTATGGGTAAAAAGTACTTCATATATAGTT